AATGTATTTCTATAATGCATCAAATAACAATGCTTTTAAAATATATATAGATTTAAAGAATGTTTCTGGAACAATTACTTTTAATAATATTATTTATGAATACAATGGTCAAGTTTTATACAGTACAGAGTTTGGATCAGTAACTAATAATGATCAATATTTCGTTGCTGGAATATTTTTAGATAAAATAAATAGTTATTATGCAGCAGAATTAAGAAACTTTTTTGCTAATAGGCAAAACATTCAGCTCAATGTTGGATCATATCAAAATTCAATGTTTCCAGGGAAAATATATAAAGTAACATTCAATAACAAATTCTTTACCAATAAAGACATTATTAATAATATGTCAGCAGATGGAAGATTTGTTAGTGGTAATAGTCATTTAATTTCAGCATCAAGCTCCTTGGTTAGCTACATTGGTAATTACACAATGTTGTTTAAGAAAACAAATGAAATTATTGTTATGGATATTGGATCTAGTGGTTATTGGGAGGATTCGCTAGCTTTATCATATTTTGGAACTCAAGTTAAAAATGCTGCTGGAGAAATGGTATTTGATGATTTAGATCTCCTTCAATTTAATATTGATTATCCATCATCTATTGTAACTACAGAAGATTTAGATAATGCAGTTAATGCAGACAATCTTATTTCATATATAACATTACAATCAAAAGAAGATGTTGGAAATATTAACTATTCACAATATACCGTGACAAAAGAATTGACAAATAATAGAATTGTAGATTTTGAAGAAACCAATATTAATCCAGATATTACTAAGTTTAAAGTTATTGATGGAACAATTGTATTCCCACCAAAAGCAATTATTAACTTTGCAGATGCTTATGTGACATTTCATTTAGAATTAAAAACTGACGGTATCAATACAAATCCAGTAAGACTTCATAGAATGTCTTTGGCATCATTAGCATTTGATCAATCAACTTTATATCCAATTAATACAACTACTGGAAACAATGTGTATCCATTTGTTAAGAATGGATCTTCTTATTCAACAAAGACTCGTAATCCATTTCTTATCTATAAAGACTCAATGCCATATCTATACCTAACAGGAGATTCTGGTATATCAACAATTGCATATGATGAAATTGATTCTGATTCAATAACTCGTGGTATATCTTTGCCAATCAATAATGGAAAAGACGAAGAGTATAGTCTAAGTGGATTTAACATCTGGCTTTGTTATAATCAATCAAAACTTATAACAAAGAGTCAAAAACTTTTTAGTGTTATCACATCTGATAACAAATATAATTTTTATATAGAACCAGAGTATGGTGGAAAGCGTGGGTATCTAAAAGCATATTCAGCAATACAATCTAGAGAAGTTCCATATAGCAATGTTCTTTTATATCAAAATGGGATTGAGATGGAAAAACCATATCTTCGACCATCAATTTGGTCTATGATTACTGTAGCTTTTCCAACTCCTCTACAGTTTAATAACTACATTGGTCAGCTTGAAGTAAATCCAGGCATTGTATTTAATAATGTTGCACTATTCAATCAAAATATTGAACGATCAGTTGATGATATTTTTGAATCACATCTTGGACTATCTCACATTGTTGCATCAGATCAAACAACATTATCGTTCGATAACAAGGATTTATTAGTTTATAATGACATTGAATGGACCACTTTTTCAGGTAAAATGGTCTAATATGGTACAATTGAGTACATGAAGTCAACTGAACCAAAGCTAACTGTCGTTGAGAAGAATAGATCCGATGGTTTATATGTATGGAGACTTCCAAGTGGTGAACTTGTTCAAGATAGCATGGGAAATACTATGAATATTCCTGCTAAAAAATATGACATTCATGCAATCAACGAAATTACGAAGGCAGCTAACTACTATGGGTTTCCAGAAGGAAAAGCAGAATTCATGCCTGGAGTAAGAAGAGTAACTGATGAAGAACACTCTGAGCAGATAGATAGAATGAAGCAAGGATATATTCCAAGTGAAACTGATTTAGGTGCATGGATGGATGCTGCAAAGGGAATTGCTCGTTATGGAGAATGACGAGGCACCTGTAGCAAGACTTGATAGACCATTTGTAAAAGAAACTTCTTTATCAGACTCATTTAGTGTAGATTCTGAAATTGCAAAAAATTATAATGGACTAAGCACAAACTTTAAGCGTAAAGCATCTAGAAAAATATCTAAGGTTTGGAATGGTGCAGAAGATTCACGATCAAAGCAACTTATTCCATTGCAGGATATTACTACAGCGTATGGTCTCTTTGATGTGATTATTCCGCCATACAATCTTGATGAGCTTGCGTCATTTTATGAAACATCATTTGCTAATCACGCTGCAATTAATGCCAAGGTAGCTAATACTGTTGGTCTTGGTTATCATTTTGAAATTTCTAATAGTACAAAAGAGAAGTTAGAGATAGCTGAATCAGACGATGCTCTTATGAGGGCATATAGAAAAGTTGAGCGAGCAAAGTATGACTTAGAAGATTGGCTTGAAGAAAGAAATGATGAGGACACATTTACTCACGTTCTTGAGAAAGCAATGATTGATTACGAGGCAACTGGTAATGGATATATTGAAATTGGTAGAACTGTAACTGGAGAAATTGGATATATTGGACATATTCCAGCAACAACTATTCGTGTAAGAAGATTGCGTGACGGATATGTACAAATTGTTAATCAACAGACAGTATTCTTTAGAAACTACCAGGATACAAAATCTCCAAATGTAGTTACCAATGATCCAAGACCAAATGAGTTAATTCATCTTAAGAAGTACACTCCAAAGAATAGCTACTATGGTATTCCAGATTCTTTATCTTCAGCAACAGCAATTGTTGGTGATCAACTTGCTGCTCGTTATAATGTTGACTACTTTGAGCATAAGGCTGTTCCACGATATATTGTTACATTAAAGGGTGGAAAGTTTTCAAACGAGTCAGAAGAAAAGCTTTTTAGATTTCTACAGTCTGGCCTTCGTGGACAAAATCATAGAACTCTATTTCTTCCACTTCCACCAGATAGTCCAGATAATAAAGTTGAGTTTAAGATGGAGCCAATTGAAAGTGGTATTCAAGATGGTTCATTTGAGAAGTATCGTAAATCAAATCGTGAAGATATTCTTATGTCTCATCAAGTTCCAATGAGCAAGGTTGGATCTGCAATTGGCGTATCTATTGCTTCTGCACTTGCATCAGATAGAACATTTAAGGAGCAGGTAGCAAGACCAACACAAAAGAATTTAGAAAAAGTTATTAATAAGATCATTGCTGAAAAAACAGATATGTTTAAGTTTAAGCTAAACGAGCTTACACTAACTGATGAAAATACTCAAAGTCAAATTGATGAGAGATATTTGAAGATGCAAGTTATTGTGCCAAACGAAGTAAGACAAAGACTTGGCATGACTTTGCGACCAGAAGGTCAAAATGCAGTACAACTTGGACCACAACAAAGAGCGGAGATGCTCGCACAAACACGGGGGACAAGACAAAGAGATACACAAAGACAAAATAATGCTTCTGATTCACCAGGCACAGATACAGGTAGAAACCCTGGTGGAGAAGGAAGAGTAGCTCCATAACAATTTAATAAAAAATACATATATAATAGGTATGATATGACTATTTTATCCAAGGCTTTTTGGTCCACAGAGGGCGACAGTATCAGATTCTCAATGCCCATTCAAAAAATAGACAAAGAAAAGAGAATTGTTTCTGGCTGGGCAACCTTAGATACCCTTGACAAGCAAGGAGATATCGTTGCTATTGATGCATCAGTAAAGGCATTTCAGAGATTCCGTGGAAATATTCGTGAGCAGCACACTCCGCTAGCAGTTGGAAAAATGGTTTCATTTAAGCAAGATAAGTACTTTGATAAGGATAGTGGAGAAATTCACAATGGCATCTATGTAGATGTATATGTATCAAAAGGTGCTGAAGATACCTGGCACAAGGTCAATGAAAATATTCTTACAGGATTCTCCATTGGTGGAAGAATTAAGGAATCAGATGACACTTACAGTAAGAGTGCAGACGGTCCAATAAGACTTATTAAAGACTATGAACTAGACGAGCTTTCTCTAGTAGACAATCCAGCTAATCCAGATGCAAATATTGTATCTATTCAAAAACTTGCTGATGCAGAGCCAGGGGTAGTTCAAAAGAATTATCTAGAAACAGTATATTGGTGTGCATCTAATGACGTAGTTATTCTTAGCGAAAAGAATCAGTATGCTTGCCCACAGTGTAGCAAGACAATGGTGAATATTGGTTTCGTTGAAACAAATGATGTAAATAAATCAGACATTATTAAGTCATTATTAGATTCATTTGCTAAGTCACAGAGTTCAGATGAAGAGTCTGACGGAGAGGCGATTGACGGAATAGCCAAGTCAATTGCTAACAATAATGAAAAGGAGGGGATTAATGTGACAAGAAAATCAAAAATTTCTGAGGTTGTAGAAGAGACACTTGTAAAGTCTGATGATGCACCTGAAGTTGTTGAAGATGTTGTTGAAGATACCCCTGCTGAAGAAGCAGCAGAAGAAGCAACAGCGGAAGAGGTTGTTGAGAAGTCAGCAGACGAAGCTGTTGAAGAGGTTGTAGAAGAGGCTATTGAAAAGTCCGAGACTCCTTCAGATGAAGGCAACGTTGACTTGGCTAAATCACTTGATGAGGTCAAGGCATCTCTAGTTGAAGTACTTCAAGATTTTTCTGCAACAGTAAAGTCCCTTACCACTGAAATCGCAGATCTGAAGAAATCAGTAGATTCAGTGACAAAGGAAGTTGATGTTGTCAAGGGCAATGTTAACGAGGTAAAGGGTAATATGAGTGAGTTTGGACAGCGTATTGATGAAGTTGAGGCAGATACTGCTGTTCGCAAGTCTGGCGATCTTGGCGGGATCGTTCAGGAAGTACAAATGAATAAATCCATGTGGGGCGGTCGTTTCCTCAGTTCCGCTGACCTATATCGGTAAATAAACCAGGAGGTGAAAAAAATGTCAGATGAAATCCTAGAAAAAGCAGCCGCAACAGGAGCCGTAGTCTCTGGTGGTATTGGTGGAGTCACCAATCCAGCACTCTACGACCTGGGTGTAGTTGGCAGTACAACTGACGACGGCGGTATTCTCAATCCTGAGCAGTCTCGCCAGTTCATCGAATACATTTGGGAGCAGCAAGTTCTAGCACAGGATGGACGTAGAGTTACAATGCGTTCAAACACTGCTGAACTTGAGAAACTCAATGTTGGTGAGCGTGTCATTCGTGCAGCAAATCAGGCTGATGGTACATACACCAATGCATCAGTTGCCTTCACAAAGGTCGAAATCACAACAAAGAAGATTAGACTAGACTGGGAAGTATCAACTGAAGCCCTAGAGGATAACCTAGAGGGTGCAGCACTGGAGGATCATCTTGTTCGTACAATGACTCGTGCATTTGCTAACGACCTTGAGGATCTTGCTATCAACGGCACTGGCTCTGGAACAAATACCTTCCTAAACATTATGCAGGGATTCCAGGCAAAGGAGCTGACTGGCAATCAGGCCACAGCAGTTTCTTCAAGTGGATCTAACTGGACTGTTCAGGATCTACAGAGCATCATTCTAGCTATGCCACGTAAGTATCGTGGTTCACGCTCAGCAATGAAGTTCTACACAGGTAGCCCAGCTATGTCAAGTCTGCTAAATCAGCTTGCTCAGACTGGCAACTTCAGCTCTGAAAGAATTGTAGAGAGAATTGTCGATGGAACAGTTCCTCAGATTGTTGGTGCTCCACTACAGTACCGTGTACTTGGACTACCAATTGTCGAGGTTCCTTACTTCCCCGATAAGTATATCTCCCTTACATTCCCCGAGAATCGTATTTGGGGCTTCCAGAGAGATGTAGTTGTTCATCGTGAGTTCAAGCCTAAGAAGGACACAGTTGAGTACACTGTATTTGTTCGTTTCGGCGTACAGGTCGAAGAGACAAATGCAATTGCTTACGGCTCAAAGCCATAATACATAACTAAATAATATAAAGGGAGGGGCGTAAGCCCCTCCTTTTATTTATCTAGTGATATAATGAACAAGGAGATATTGTGTCTGATCAAGTAGCAGTATTAGCAGAAAATGGTTTATTTGATGTTACTTTAGGAAGATTATCAAAAGGATACAATATTACAAATCTAGAAACAGCAGAGGCGTGGATGAAAATTACAGATAAGGTGCGTTTAGCTAGCCCACAAGAAGTAGCTAATGCTTATGGAGTCTAAATGGAAACATTAAGACTACCAGAATATACATCAATTCAGGCAAAGTTTACTGTTCCCACTGCCAATGATTTATATTATGCATATTATGATGATTTAATTACTGGAAC